GATGAGGTTCTTCTATGATTATTCTTTTCTGTTCTTCAAAAGGTAAATTACCAAACTTTTTCCTGAAGAGTTTCATTCGACGCCCCATTACTTGGTCAATAATCATTTCATCTTGTAATGCAAGTTGAATCATTAATCCAAGGCGAGTTTCTTCGGGTAAGTCTTTAATGTATCTGCCATGAACTTTGTCTAAGCTTCTATTTTTTTTATTGATTTCAATGCCATATTTATTTCTCATTTGATCGGCAAGGTCATGAATTTCCCCGTGATCTGTACTAAACATTCCTTCTTTTCGACCACCTTTAGTAAAGACACCATCAAATACTGATTCAAGATTCTCTTCTACATTGCCCGGAAATAAACCACCTTTATTGAGAATAGCTCTCCATTCATTAGCTTTTTCTGGTGACAACCCAACAAAAAAAGCAGTGTTGTCTTGAATACCCATTCTGTGATGAGGGACCATAAATGTAGGGGTTTTAGTATCTAATGTTTCTGCGGTTTGACCGCGTTGTTTTGCTTTATATTCAGGTCTGGTTTCCATACGTATGCTTTTTCCTGTTACACCACCTTGTACATCTCCGGTCGCTCCACGAAAATCAGCATTATTTGTCAACTGTTCGCGTGTAGGGTATCTATTTTCATTTACAGCAAGATCACGTTCTTGTTTAGTCCATTTAGATCTTACCTTAGCCTCCATAACTTGTGGAGGGCTAAAATCAATAGTTACTTCTGGTGTTATATCTGAACGTATTCCGCCACCAACTGTTGCTAGTTGTCGCTTTGAAGGTATCGTTAATGGTTTTATTTTTGAAAGTAATGAGACTCCTTTTCCAAGACCTGCACTTACAGCTTCCTCTGCTAAAGCGAAACCTACGTCTCCGAATCTTGTGTCTGTCCCGGATGCTTTTAGCTTGTCGCCAACTAAATCCTTAGTACCTTCTAAATTATCTGCAAAAGTTTTAATTGGACCTGGGCTGTATCTAATAGCGCCATAAGCTTTTGTGATTGTCGGTGATATAGTTTCTACTACTTGCTGTACAATCGGCTGTTGAGCTACATCCCCAATAAAGTCTTTTACTGGTTGTACAGCACTATTTAATGCATCCCATTGTTTAGTGCCAAATGCATTATTCTCTAATTCATTAAACTCGTCTTCTTTGACCCAACCTTTTTGTTCGTGATATACACGGGAGTTTCTTGGCCATCCGTATTCTCTTTCTTCTGTATAAGATGAAGTTTGATTATGATCCGGCATAAAAAAAAGCCCCCTTGCGGAGGCGTGTAATTAATTAGTTATTCAGTAGCCTTTCTTGACTGGCTTCTTTTTCTTTTTCTTAGGCTTTGTACTTGAAGCGATCTTTAGTCCGTGTTTAGGATTATGCATTTAATTGATGTGCGATAGTATTAGTCCTTCTCTTAAAAGGTTTTGTCCGAATTGTTCTCTCATCCAAGAGTGCCAATGTTTACTTCCTTTGTCCTGATTACACTTGGTACACGCTGGTACAACATTCGATGAAATGTCTTCTCCTCCCTTGCTTCGAGGGTGTACGTGATCCAAAGTGAGTTGATGTAGTTCATAAGTTTCTCCGCAATAAACACATGTACAGTCAAAATGCTCTTTGATGCTGCGCCTCCAAAGGCGCTTTGCTTCAGAGGATGTCATGGTTATTAGGTTGTATAAGTAATGTTCAGGAGATGGAAGTAAGGGTGTCATGCGTTACGTATTTTTAATCGGCTTTTACGGTTCTTAGAAGGACTTTGCAGCGTTACATCGCTAGCTTTTTTACCACCTTCTTTGCCAGGTTTATGTGCGACATCTTTGCCGTCACCATTCCCGTAAGTACCTTTAGCTCGATTAGCTGCATTAGCTGCAGTACGTATCTTTAGCCCCTTATTGGTTTTGTTGTATCTTGCCTGTTGCTTAAGTCGTTTCTTTCGTGCTTCAGGGTTGGCTTTGTAATAACTAGACGTGCTTCCTGCCATAAAGTCTGCTCTGTACTAATTCTGGGTCAATGGTTGGCATAATGCCTGCAAGCTTTGAAAGAGCATTACCTTCAAAGGCAACACCACTGATATCATTTTTAGCTAGCCAGTCACATGCTGCTTTTAAGTCTTGAGTAGAAGCTTCACCGGATTTCACCCGATTTAAAAACTCAGTAGTTACTAAATTATGCAGTTCATTAAACTGCTCTTCAGACGCTTTCTTCACTTGCTACCTTCTTTGCTTTCTTAGCTTTAGGTTTGGGTTTAGCATCTGCTTGGATTTCAAGCCTTACATAGTCTTCTACTGATTGATGTCGCAAAGCTTTTTCAGCTTGCTCTACAGTTTCAAACTCTTGCAGTACTTTACCGCGTGTTACGTCAACTAATTTGTATGTCATTGATTCCTCAATACGATTTGATCTAATTTGTTTTCGATGCGTACCATATGGTCTTCCATACGTTGTACCATTACTGCTAAATCAGCTTTGGATACGTAGTCTTGAGCCACATTTAATTCAATAGCATCTATTCGTCTATCGAGACCGCTGATGCGATCATGTACGTTGTTTATTCGGTTGTGTAGTCTATTGTTTATAGCTGCGCCACCAGCAACAACTGCGATGACAACAGACACTATTGTTTCCATTTATTCAAGTGCTACGATAGGTACAATGTCATTACATAGGATTTCAACACGTGAGCCAGGTCTAAAGGTAAAGCCCTTCTGCATGATCTCTGTACATTTCAATGCCCTAACTAATTCATAGTCAAGGCGCATCTTTTGTTCGTGTTTACGGGCGATACCTTTACAGGTTTCGATCATGCCGCCATCTAATGGAACTGAGAAGCTAACCTGCGCTCCCCAGTTATTACTTTTAACATAACTATCAGGATCCATAGGGGTTGTATCGTTACCCATATAGAACGGAGAGAACTGCATGGTTGTACCATTACAGCTATTATTACCGCTGAAGTATTGTCTTGACGGTGCACCATTGTTTTGAAATTGCACCGCCTGATTAGTTACGTTACCTGTAGCTGCTGCCACAGGATTTGATGTATTTTGAACTTTTGGTTCTTCTGCGTAAGCAGGTGTTACTGCGAGAAGATTGATAATGAGGTAGTAGTAGAAACCTGTTGAATAGTTTCGTCGATATCGATTGTTTCGATTACCCCTGCTGCTCTGGTTACCAGTTCTAGTTGAAACTGATCTCCGGCAGTATGTACTGAATAAGTTGTGGAGGTATCTGAAATGTCTCCACTTGGTACTACGTTTGTTCCTGACCATGATGAATAAGCACCACCAAAGACTTCAGTCGCAATTGTGCGATCAATATCAACAGTGGTAGTAGTGGTTGATTGCATTGACCCCTGTGTAAAGTTAGGGGTGACACTTTGAGCTGCTGCTGGGCTAGCCAACATCAAAAGTACGAGTAAGCGTTTCATTCTTCTTTCTTTTTAGGATCAGAGGATTTACTGTTGGACTTATTATTAGATGTAGATAAACCGAATGTAGCGAGTGCACCTGTAAAAATAGAAGCTGGGAAAGTTATATCCCCACCAACACTTTTTTTAAACATTGGTAATTCAACGTAGTTAAGAGTAATAATAAAACCACTCCACACTACAACTCCTAACCGTACAAAAGTACCTAGGATTTGAATCTCGTCTTCTGTATTTTCTTTTACTTTTGCTAAGAAGTTTTTTGGTTTGGATCCAACTTCTTCTTTTTTAACTTGCTCCATAGTTGTTTGATAATAGGTTTAAATAATGAAACTAAGTATTTAAATAATGATTGTCCTATTAATGTGGCAGCTACTGAAATAAATGCAGTAGTGGCTGCAGTAGTCATGATCGTTGTTGTAGGCATCGGAACTTCAATGTCCGTAAATGGTATGCCTATGATCTGAGCTTCTGGTGGAACATAAGGTGTAACTGGTGTAACTGGTTTAGCCTCAGGTTTAGTATCCTTTGGCGGTTCATCATTACTGTCCAACCCCTTGATACCGGGTGGCGGCCTAAGGGTGCTAGGTGGTACCACAAGCGGCTTGTAGGAGGGTAAATTCGCTCGTGGTAGATCTAGTATAGGACCGGGTAATCCGGGTGCTTCAGGCAGCAGCAGGTCGGGGAAGACAGGTATTGCTTCCCACTCCATTATTTATTAGGAAACAATCCAGCAGTAACAAAAGCAACCACTTTGTCATCAACATCATTATCAGTTGATTTAGCGTATGCTTTAAGAAGATCAAGAATAAGGAATTTAACCTTCTCTGACTTCATAAACGAAAATAGGATTGGACGGATAAGAGTAATCATAATTAAATAGGTGTAGGCCAGGCTGTTGCCAAGGCGGGGTTAGCGACTGTTTCCATAACAGGTTTGTTATCTTCATCTACAACGCCAGCACCTTCGCTATCAGTCTGTTGACGTGTGATAGTTGCTTCGCCAAAGAACAACTCTTTAAGAGCTGGTACATCAGCTACAGCATTGATTTCAGTTTGACGTGTATTACATGCTGTACGGATAGCAGCACGATATGTCTTCCAAGTAGACGGAATATTAGTTCCAGTCTCCTTAGCTTTGATGACACGCCAATCACTAGGAGCTAGCAAAGCAGATGCAATAGCAGTTTGTGTGTCAGACCATTGTGTCTTTAGTCCAGCTAGATCCTTAGGATTATCAACACCCCAATAGAAGCGTTTATCCCA